GTGTTTTTACTTCTTCGACGATGACCGGAAGATCACCTTCGAAAGGTGCGAAACGGCAACGACCGAAACCGACAACCGGTGACCCTGTACCGAGTGCGCGAGTCTTGATCATTACCATTCCGCCGTTTCTTTGATCGCCTGTCCCTGACGTGTTTCCTTCGATTGTAGTGATCGAATCCGACGCAACTTTGACCACAATTCCGATGTGCGAAATACGATCCACGCCATCATGAGGAAAGTCCATAAATGCAAGATCTCCGATTTGAGGTGCTTCTCGAAACTTAGCAAGATTCTTAAACGCGTGAGCCCCTGCCGCCGTTGAGATAACCGATGGAATCTTGACTCCGGCTTCTTTATAGACCCAGTTACAGAATGAACCGCACCATGGCAGACCATCGACGCCGAAGGCTTTGCCGTACTTTGTTAGGTTGTCGCCTTCTTCAACGGTTCCGACTTCGTCCAGAGCGATTTCGATAACACGGTGCAAAGTGCCGTTAGGAAATGGCATTTAGTTCCTCCGGCGTAAGTCCAAGCGCACCGAGTTTAGCAAGTGCGGAAACTTTAGCCGCTTGTGCCGCTTCCACTTTTTCAATCGTTGCATTGAATTCGGCTCTGTCTTTTGCAAGTTGCTCGAGTTCCGCCGATGTCATTTCACGATCTAACACTTCGCCTGTTTCTGCGTCGTGAATACGAATCATTTCTTTAGCCATTATTTTACTCCGTATAGTTGAACTGTTCCGCCTGAAAAAGTTCCTGCGGTTGTGTTGAATGTTAGATTGCTAATTACTGCGGTTCCGTTATATGAGAATTGCGTACCTTGCGCAAGTTGTGCACCAGTACCTAGTCCAGTAACTCCTGCAATTCCTGTTTTTCTTGTTACCACGTTTGGATTAAAGATTTGAATATATCCCGAATTATTATTTGAGCCACTTGCGAAACTTGGATAACTCATAGGTAATGCAGTAGAATCTGCATTGAGTTGCCCACTAGTTGTAGCAATTTCGTTCCATTGAAGAAGATAAATAACGTTTTGTGATGAAGAATCTGAATTGAATCTACAATTATACGATCCAGCGGTTGAAAGATTGACTCCACTAATCGAGATAAATAATTGAACGTAGGAGTTAGCAGCAACCGATACGGAAGTTGAAGCACCGCTAAGTGTTGTAGTGCTGATTAGCGTCATTCCACCGCTTGAAAGTGTTGTCCACTCCGGAGCGGTTGCGCCTGTATTGACCGTAAGAACCTGTCCAGCCGTTCCGATTCCTCTGCGAGTAAAAGTACCGGATCCGGTTCCATAGATAACGTCTCCGGCGGTTGTGATAGCCGTTGCCATTGAGTTGGTCACGGTGACGTCGCCCGATGTTCCACCGCCCGAGATTCCCGTTCCTGCGGTGACGCCTGTAATGTCGCCGGTTGTCGGTGCGACCCATGTGAATGCCATGTCTGTAGCGGAAGTTTTGGAAAGAATCTGTCCAGTTGTTCCGCCTTTGAGTTGCGCCAAAGACGTGTCCACGGCTTGACCGAACACGTTGAAGTCTGCCGGTAAATCAGTAACGAGATCCGTAGCCGTCGGCATGACCCAGCCGTAGTTAGTTGTTGGATTAGCCATTTATCTATCTCCTTTTCTAAGCGACGATTGTCGCATTTTGCCAGTCTAGAGTCGGCGACACGCTCGACCATGTTTCAACTATAGGAACGTCATTCCACTTCATCGCTTGAAGCGAGAACGCAAGCGGTGAGAGTAGAAGAGTTATAGCCAGTTCGTTGTAAGAGGCTGAGAATCTCCAGCCTTCAATAAAGCCTTGAAAGTTTCCGGCAGACATATTAAGCGGTAAATTTGTAAGGTTGATTGGTTGTCCCATGAATGCCCCGATAAGCGCATTTCTGTCCGCGTTGTCGAGTTCCGGATTCGTAAGAGCGAAAGTTATAGATTCAAAGATAGGTTGCGGATAGGCGCGTAGCGATAGATAAAAAGCGGCTTGATCTTCGGCGTCTGCCGCGTGTTTTATTGTCGTTGTAATGATTTGAGCAAGTTCGCCATAGAGCCCTATCGAAGTCTCGTCTCTGTCGCTAACTTCGCTCGTGGAGTTTTTGCCATATTTAATCGTCAAGTCGTTTCGAATATCTCCAGCGCGAGTCTGTATCTTAATTCCTTGTCCCAGAGCCTGATTAGCGTCGAGATCCGTATAACCGTTAGTCGCAAGATAAGTAGTCCGATGAGTTGAATCGGCGTAGGAAATTTGTCCGGCAGAATTTTCGTAAATATAACCTAAACCGCTAGTAGCAAGTGCGGCGACTAAAGAATAAACGTCGGTACGACTGGAAGAGCGTTGCGCTAGTTCATAGTTTCCTGGAGTATCTATTTCTCCGAGTCCTGTATTTCCTGCCGTCGCCCATGTAGCAGTCGGATCATAAGTCGCCCACGTGAGCGCCGCCGGAACCTGTTGCCATTGTGCGAATAAGACTTCGCGCAGAATTGTCTCGATTTGATTGCCGTCGAAGTCCTGAGTTAGAACGCCGTCGGTGAGTGCCTTTTGAAGCCTTGCTAAGGCTCCTAGAGCCGTGATTGTAATAGTTTGAGAGATTCCTACGGAACCGACTTGAGAGACGGTTACACCGACGTCCACAATAGATCCGCCGAATATCGGCACGAATGTGCCGGACGTGTCTTTTACTTCGATTGTAAGAGTGTCGTTAATTGTCGGAACTATTGCCGACCCGTCTAGGTTGATTAGATTTATTGTCGCATAGCCGGCTTGCGCTTGAATATAGATGTTCGAGCGTCCAGAAGTAATCGAGAGGTTCGCAAGCGTGACCGTCGTATAACTGATGCCATTTATCGAGACGTCCCAGATCGGGCTCCATTGTGTCACTTGACACCGACGAGATTAGTTGCGCCACCTGTGCCTCGGTAATAACCGTTATTCATGGCGGAAGATACGGCTCGAGAGAATCCTTCTTCGTCAATTACTGATGGCGCATTGACATTAATAACGACGTTTCGATTCATCGCTTGCGCGTATCCTGAAACGCCAAACGGTGCTTCTTGTCCGGCGATTGCTTGTGCATAGCCTGACATGCCGAAGGATCCGATATCCATAGAAGCCGCACCGGAAACCGCGCTAGCGACTCCCGAGCCTCCAGAACTTGAGCCGCCTCCACTCATGTCTGGAATTGAACTTGTAGTAATTGAAGGCGTAGATCCTGCAACGTTTGAAACGTCCACTTTTGGAACCGTAATAGACGGAGCCGAAATCTGTGAGACGTTAGGCAAGAACGGAATTGAATTGTAGGCTCGAATCAATGTGTTGATTCCACCGACTGCCGCCGAAATCATGGGATTAATCATGTCCAGAACGGCAGCGATGACGTTGATAACTCCGCCGGCAACTTGAGCCAGAATTCTTAAGCCGTTCATCATGACGTCCATAACTGGAGGCAAGAATCGTTTAATCAATTCAAAGAATGACATAAAGGATTCTTTATTATCTTCGATTGCTTTTGTTATAGGTTTGAAATAGTCCGCGAATCTTCCTAGTGCCGGAATAACTTTGTCAATAACGAATTGCACTAGATCTTGAATAATCGGAAGAAGTTTCGCTCCGACTGATTCCTTCGCTTCGTCGAATGTAACTTTGAGGATTTCCATTCTTCCGGCGAATGTCTTTGCATTAGCGGCAGAAGCCCCACCGAATAAGTCTGAAAGTTTGCCTTGAACTTCTGTGAAACTCATCGCCTTCAATTCTGCGGCGGATAGTCCAATCCCTAACTTTCCGAGTGAGGCATTATTTCCGTCGTAAGCCTTACCGAGAGCGTTGGCAACGCCTTCCAAGTCTTTTCCAGTTGCTTGAGATACGTCAAGCGCAAGAGTAAGAAGATCTTGAGCCTTGCTTGCGTCATTAGTTGAAAGTGCTAAACGTGAAAGAGCCGGACGAAGTTTGTCGTCCGAGACGCCCGAAGCCAAAGACATTTTTAAGATGTTTGCTTCGATTGCTTTTATCTGATCATTCGTCGCGCCTGTTGCATTCTTGAGAGAGTTTGCAAGGCGTATCTGAGCCGCTTCGTCCTCGATTGCCGCTTTGACGCCTTCGATTGCTAACTTGCCAGCATAGACGGCGGCGGCTGCTCCTGCGGCTGCGAATGCAAGTCCGGCTTTCTTTCCGAAATCTCCTACCTTATCGCCGAATGATTGAACGTCATTAGATCCAGCGTTGAGATTCTTTTTTAGATTATCTACGTCCGCAAGGATTGAGAGTTTTAACGTGCGTGAACCTGCCGCCATTACCACTCCTTCAATATTCTATCGAAAGCATTCTCCCATTGAGTAATGATTTCCGGTTGTATTGCGCGAAGTGTCGGATAAATAAACCAGCCTTTAGATCCGCGTCCTTCACTTCCTGACCAGATAGGAAACTGCTTGAATTTATTGGATCCGAATTCGTTGCCGCCCCATAGTTGCTGAGTTGTGCCACCGCCTGAGAACTTTTGAGAAGCAAAGCCGAAAGAGAGTTCGCCTATCTTTGACGACTTTGAAACGCGACTACCGTCGGCGATTCGTTGCGCCGCAATCCCTCGAGTGCTTGACTTTTCTTTTATTTTGCCTTGAGCGA